ATAATCATCTCGGTACTCGGTTGGGGGAACCCATCCGTACTTCTTCCACACCGACTGCACGTTGCCGCCGGACGTGTACTTAAACGTGCTGTTTACTTCCATTAGGCTTGATGCCATGTTGCTCTCCATTATAGATTCTTAAACCAATCGCCAACTTTCTGCCAGAATGTTTTGGGTGTAGGGGCTGGTTTGTTAGCCCTATGCTTTTTCAATCGTGCATTGACGCCGTAAACGTATGCACGACTAACCCGTAAATTTTTGGCAATGTCTGAGGGACGTATCTTCTGGTCTAGCATCTCTACAATCTTTTTTGCTTTTGTCATGCATCTCTCCGTAAGCATCACTCCCGATGAGTGATATTGAACATCATACAATATTTGACATCGCTTGTGTGTCTTTTTTTAACCTTTACAATGTAAAGGATGGCTCTTGCTCAGACCGGAAAATCCGGCTATCGTAATCTAATATTTCTTTTACCAAAAGGTTGTTTGTGTCTACATACAAGTAGTACATAGCCTCACGCAATTCATCCGGTTCACAATGCCGAAACCAATCAACCGCTTCAACCTTGTCAGTTCCGATCAGTGCTAGAATCTCTTTGTAACTGGTATCAGGGTAATCACTTAAAAATGTATTTAGCACCATCTGTTCTATGCGTTTCATTCTGCGATCTCCTCGGGGTAAAGCCACGTTGCCATGCCGCCTATAGTGTCCCAATTCACTTCTATGCGGTGGTTGTTTTCGTTCTGTATAGCCTTTAGCACTTCCCATGCCTGATTTTCTGTTAGGTCTGGTCGTGCCAGTTGTACATCATCGGTCGTCCACACGATCTGAATGCTTCTCATAGAATCCTCTCAATGCCGCAAACAATGCCCGTCAAGTCAAAATAAAAGTTAGCGTAATCGCTAGCCCCCTGCGATTCTGTAAACAAAAATCCATTGCAAAGATACACTTCTCTCTCCTAAAAAACACTAAGCTGTCGCTCGTCTTTTGATAACTCATTCTCAATCGCGGCTACTTCATCACGGGTCGCTTTTAGTCTTGTGGCAATGTCGCCAAGGTCGGCTCGCATTGCTTCAGTGGTCGCGGCATCCAGTACTTTGCGAATCCTCATTACCGATGCTTTCCTCGCGTCTTTATCCATCGTAGCCTCCTGCTATGGACATGATTAACAGTGCTACTGCGGCTAATATCACTGCGGTAGTGTCCCATATAAGGTCGCTGAGTGTCGGCTCTCTGAGCATCCTAAGCCATGCCTGTCGCTGTTCTGTGTGGTGGTCGGTCATAAGAATTTCTCCTCTAGTGTGTGCGTTCCCCATCCGGCTCAATAGTGTCGGCGGTGTATCCATAAAAATCGGCATTGCAATAATCGCCTAAAGTCATTGCTTCTTCGATTGCGTCATCTAGGTCGTCCTCATGCGCTACTGTTATGTATGCGCGAACCCGAGTCGTTACAGTGCCATAAACAATATAATTCTTAGCCATTTGTGATACCCTCCGTTTTTGTTTCTGTCGCCCAAAGGTCGCGCCAAAGGTGCGCGTCAATCTTTAGCCAAATGCTGTCCTCGAATATCTCTATCAGGTCGGCATCTTCTAAAATTGCTAGTGCTTGCTGTTCTTGTGTCATGGCTTCTTCTCCTAGGTTGCTACGCTATGGCAGCATTATCAATTTTTAAACAGACTGCGCACGAATTTTGTTTAGTGTAGTGTTCATGGGCATAATTCTACCCTCACAATAATTAAATCATTCTCAAAATCGTCTAAATCGCCATCATCTACCGCTCCCTGACAGTCGGCGAAGTAATCGCGCAAGTCTGCCATGGCTTGCTTGCGTGTGGCGTACTGTATCGGCTTGTCGTCACAGTTTAGCCACGTGTTCACGTAACCGTCACAAAATGTATAGGTTTGTATTTCATACATGGTTTATTTCCTAAAGTATTGACGTACAGTTGCACAATCAGACATCAAGCCCGTGATCTCACAGCGCGCAAAATCGCTTGATTCGCCATCTGTTGTCCAATGGCTTGCGCGCATCTCGTTATCTTCAAGCCATGAATTAAGCAGAGCGTGTTCCTCATCATCCAGCCCCGTGTAATCATCATTAATGAGCGCGGGCAAAAAATGTTGACCAATGTTGTAGTCGTAATAGTCCATAATTAAACCCCCAAAATATTTGAACAATAACCAAGCATTTCTTTTCTCCTTTAATTTTGCTGCGCTATGGCAGCGTCAATCTCAGCACAATCTTCTCGTAATCGCTTTTCTTGTGCAGCCCTCGCATCACTCGCAGCAGCACTCGCAGCAGCCCTCGCATCACTCGCAGCAGCCCACGCATCACTCGCAGCCCACGCATCACTCGCAGCCCTCGCAGCCCTCGCAGCCCACGCAGCAGCCCACGCAGCACTCGCAGCCCTCGCAGCAAAACTCGCAGAACCCGCAGCAGAACCCGCAGCACTCGCAGCACTCGCAGCAGCCCACGCAGCATCCCACGCAGCATCACTCGCAGCAGCCAGTTCCTTATCAGTAGCCAAGCCATTTGCAAAACGCTCCGCAACATCCAACGCATCAATGCTGCGCTGATCTGTCATCAGATGCTGCACTTGCCTAACGCACCAGACTGTATAAAGTCGAATCTCTCTGTCATACCCTTCGACTGCTCTTAGACACCAAAGGGCATCGGCTAAGCCGTTGCTGTCGAGTATGGTGACGATTGACAACGCCTCGTCATCTGCTTGTGTCTTGCCTAGGTGCTTTAATAACTTCGCCCATCCATCTGTGCATGGTGACTTTTCACGAATTTGGTTTAGTGTAGTTTTCATAATTAAACTCCCCAAAATATTTGAACAATAGCCAATGGCACGCCAATAATCGCGCCGACTAAGATACCCTTAAGAATGTTATGCATTATCGTTTCCCTTAAAATTGGTTATAAATAATAGTCGTTTCGGTTTTTCCTAAAACCATGGTTTTGCTTTCCAAAAAAGCAACGGCTTTCGCCATTAAATCGGGGTCGTCTTTTAAATCGTCTTGGTCAATACTGGTGACATAATCAACGAAAATTTCTGACGGTGTTAATTCTACGACTTCGCAACATAAGGCGGTAACGTCAAGCTCTATTTCTTGACCGCTTTCTGATTCGTAGGCAGTGATATATTTATATATAACTTTTAAACCCTCAAGCGAAAATTGATCGTAACGACCCATTTCAGTAAACGCGCTAACAAAATCATGTAGGCTAATTGTCTTTTTCATTTTATTTCTCACTCTGTCGGGTTACCCGCTTCATGATTGACGCGGGCATGAATTTCTACTCTGTGTTAACCCCAAAAATTTTTAGCCAACGCGACAAAAGAGCGCCGGTACTCTTGCGCCGTGCGGTAGGTATCGCATCGAACGCGGTCGTGTTTGCTATTATCAGGCGCGTAGAGTGTCACTGAATACATACCCGAAGGTAGTAGGGTTTCACACTGCACCCAAGCGCCTGATTTTGCAAAATATTGTTTCATGGTTTAATCTCCGAATCGTGGCAAGTTGCGAATAAATGAATCATCATTAACGTGAACTTCTTTTAGATTGAACAGTTCGCCAGCATCTTTTTTGGCTTTTGCCCATTGTGAGGCGTCCGCGTCCTCCTCTAGATAAACGCTCTCTGCATTGCGGTAGCTGTATCGGCTTGGGTTAAGTCCGAGGCGCACCACTTCTGAGAGCGGTACTTCAATCCAGCCATGCCCTGGGTCTTGGTGGTACGTGTACTCAGTAATTTTGTTCACTCCCTCAAGTGTTTGAATTTTGATTATCCTGCGTTTGTCAGCCTTCCTCTATTCTCTATATTGGAAGGCTCCCTTCTGTTTTGCGAAACCCTAGGAACTGGTCTCAAGAGATAAAATGCGTTCATGTCTCGCACGCTCGTAAACCCATGTAAAAAAACTCTCGTATGGAATATGCCCGTACAAGCCTTCTGGTGTCACCAGCGTAAAACCCGCTGGCGCTTGCTCTGAGTCTCTGACTAGCATCAAGCTCCCATCAGCTTCCTCGGTCGTATGATTAGCGTACAAATATAATGCTTCATGTAATCCAGCATTTGCTAACTGTATTGCCAGCGTTTTGCCCGCCTCGGCACAGTCTTTCACTTTTTGCCGATAGTCTTTTTGGCTTTCATGGTAGTGGCTCATAATATCCTCAAGCGTAATAGTTTATTTGTGGGTGGTCTGGCAGCGCTGAAGTGATTTTGTCCAGCCATGGGTCATGCTTGCCGGTTGACAGTCTTAAACCTATGGCGCCATGCTCGACCGTGGTTGAAGAACAACCGGTAATGCTTGCAGATATAGCGCAACTGATTGCTTCGCTTATCCATTTGTAAAGCTCGGCATTTTGGGCGGCGGTGGTGGCGCGAATTTTCAGCTTAGCTCGGCTGTTATCTTCTAAAACGAGTGGGCGATAGTCGCCGAAAAAGTATAGGGTTGCTGTGTAGGTCATTGTCTGGCCTCCTGCTGAGTCGATGGATTGAAGGTTCCTGCTGGGGTTTCTATGATTGCTGTTAGCATTTCGGCTCCGTTTGGCTGATGTGAAAAACCGTTGTCGTTTTGGGGATTGTTATTTTTTCTCCTGAACGCTCGAGCGTTATCCACGTATGCACGCGAACGCCAGTTTGTCCTTTTTTTACTTGTCGTCCTAATGCTTGCCACGCGTGATAAGTGAACACGTTTTCTCGCGGGCGTATATCTTCAATCCCTCGCTCAGAAAATCCCGCGATGATTGAGGCATAATTCGACATACTCTGGCTAGTACGCGCTCGGCTGAGTGCCTGCGCTGCAATTTCTTGGTTCATTGTTGCTCACCCTTACAAGCTGTTACCCGCGCCGTGATTGACGCGAGTCGTAGAATTTCTACTCTGATAGCGACTGAAGACTGTAATTTGTACGTGCTTTTTTATATACGATAGCGTCTTGAGTAGCTGTCAACCGTAGCGTTTTTTTGCCTGCATCTTTATAAATGACGGTAGACACTACAGCGACTAGATACCAGCCACCCGCTTTGCGCGTCAAAGTAACGCGCGTAGCATCACGAGAATATTTATATGCATTCGGCATAGCACCGCCGCTTGTCGCATCAAATAACGCGCCAGCAAAATGCTTTTTTGCACCAAGCAAATTTACTAGTCGGCTTTCAGCGTCTGCAACAATCGTTTCGATTTGACCAAAGCGTACATAAGTATGCGCTGTAGATTTACCATTTTCATACGCTAGCGCCAGCTCAATCTTTTTTGAATTCGATTGTGTGATTTTGATTTCTTTCATGATTTTTCTCTCTGTTTAGTTACCGCGCCGATATTGACGCGGATTGAAACCATGCTAGTGGCAAAGTCAAGGTTTCGGGTCTGCCGGTCAAAGATTCCACTTTGCTTATCTCTAAAATAATGTCATCCTGATTTTGCGTGTGCATTGCCACCGCTTCAGCATGACTAACCCAATCATCAAAATCTTGATTTTCAAAGTCATCAACAACTTTGTTTAAAAATGATTTTAAATTGATTGTGCCCGTTTGATTAAGTATTAACATTTTGTATCCTTTGTTATAGCTACCCGCGTCGACATTGACGCGAGTCGTAGAATGTCTACTGTTATTTTCACGGTTTAATCGCCGAATCGTGGCAAGTTGCGAATGAATGAATCATAATAAACGTGAACGTCTTTTAGATTGAACAGTTCGCCAGCATCTTTTTTTGCTTTCACCCATTCGGAAGCATCATTATCCTCTTCTAAAAAAACGCGCTCTGCGTTGCGGTAGCTGTATCGACTGGGATTGAGTTGTAAGCGCACTACTTCAGCTAAAGGTACTTCAATCCAGCCATGCCCTGGGTCTTGGTGGTACGTGTACTCAGTCATTTTGTTCACTCCCTCAAGTGTTTGAATTTTGATTTCTTTCATGATTTTCTCTCTTTATATTTACCCGCGTCAATGTCGACGCGGGCTTGGGTTCAGACGCGTGTTAGCAAGCCTGGAACGGTCATAACATGCCACTTCTTTCTGTCTCTTGTTACGGCACTGAGCACCTTCACGCGCTCGCCGGTCGCCTTGAGTGTGGCGTGTACTGTAATGACGTCATCGTGTCGAGTGATGAGTGATGTGGGCAATGTCTCAAGAGTGTCTAGTATCTTGTTCAAGTTACGAGTAGTTAAAGCGGTTGGTAGTGATTGCATTGTGTATCCCCTGGTTTCACGTGAAACACTATTAATTAGTGCATAAATCTATTACAACCCCGCCTGGAAAATCCCACAATACGTATCTTTGGAAGGCTCCCTTCCATTTTACGAAACCCCACAGCGGGTTAAATTGTCCAGTACTAATATATTTAAACGCGCCCGCGAGTAGCAGATAAATGGCGGTGTGTGTTTCGATTATCGGAAGAGAGTGTTAATGTAAGCCTAACGCTGGGGTTGCATACAGTACTGGGATTGTGTACAGTGTGGATATTCGCTCTTTGTACCGTATGTTTCACGTGAAACAGTGGCAAAGGGAAAACGGTGCAAGTACCGCGCCGCGTCTCTAAAATGGAATGAGTAGCATGGCAAGGTTAAGCAGGAAACAGATAAGAGAGGGATTAGACAGTATACCTATAGACACAGTCCTACTCGGTGCGCACAGTCCAGTGTCTAAGCTAACAGCAAAGCAGCGGGAATTTGCTCGACTCGTGGCCATGGGTGAAACAAAGTCAGGAGCGTACAGAGGAGCATATAACAGCACTGGTAAACCGCATACAGTCGCGGTCACAGGGCATAAGCTCGCGTCTCGCCCCGACATACAAATGACAATCGACGCTTATAAGCTGGCAAACGAAGCGGCTAAGTACCGAACGCCTGTCCAGCTACGCGAACTCGTGATTCATCAGCTAACTCAGCACGCCCTGAATACAGAGTGCCCGCCAGCACAGCGCATCAAGGCCCTGGAACTGCTCGGCAAGGTTTCTGAAGTCGCGGCATTCACTGAGCGCAAAGAAACTATAGTAGTCACCCAGGCGTCTGATATACGTACGAAGCTTTTAGAGTCTCTGCGCAATGTGGTGGACGTGGAAGACGTGACAGTGAAGGATGACGACGCTAGTAGTCTGCTCGATGAAATTGCGAACGGTGGCGAAAATAATTGCAACCAGTTACCCGAGACCCACCCTACCCCCACCCGCCTAAGTGATGCTGAAGGTGGCTTCTGGCCTATACATACTACTTCACACGAACAATCCCCCTTAGAATCGACCCAAATCACCCCCGAGAATAAAAAAGATGCCGAAGAAGACCCCACCCCCTCTATATGGGAAGACCCCCCCATAGGTGATGAAAATGACAGTGCCGGGGGGGATATATTTTCTGAAAATCCAGATGACGACGATGGGAATCTAAAGTAGACTTAGGGGTTTTGCTGTGGATAACGTTTGTAGGTTATTGATTTTGAACGATAAAAAAATCATCCTTTACACTGTAAAGGTTGGCAAATGAGGTTTAAAACATTTGAGCAGGCTTTAGAAGCGAACATGACATCTAGGCAGAAGGATATCTTCCTTGTAATAGACGAGTGGTGGAACCGGTTTGGGTTTGGTCCATCTATAGATGATGTAATGAGTATTACTGGGGATAAGAGTAGAGCTAATGTGCATAGGATAATGAATAAGCTATGTGAGATAGGGGTCTGCCGTAGGACGAAGGGGCGGGCTCGAAGCGTAAGGCCGGTTTATCTTAAGCTGAGGAATATAGAGTGAAGCTAGATGAAATCGCTCAGGCCATAGAGAAGCTCCCTTATCACGAGCAGGAGGGGTTCTTAAAGATGCTTGCCGAGTATGAGGCTAGTATTAAGCGTGAGAAGTCTCAGAAGGACTTTATGGTCTATGTCAAAGAGATGTGGCCCGGATTTGTGGCTGGGCGGCATCATAAGGTTATGGCTCAGAAGTTCCAAGAAATCGCTGACGGAAAATTAAAGAGGCTCATTATCTGTTTGGCTCCTAGGCATACTAAGTCGGAGTTCGCTTCTTATTTATTGCCCTCTTGGTTTCTGGGCAAGTATCCCGAGAAGAAAGTCATCCAAGCCTCTAATACGGCGGAATTGGCAGTGGGATTTGGTCGTAAGGTGCGTAACCTTGTGGGCTCGGAACAATATGCCCAAGTATTTCCGAACGTTTCCTTGCGGTCGGATTCTAAGGCGGCGGGGCGTTGGTCTACCAACCACGGTGGAGAGTACTTTGCTATCGGTGTTGGCGGAACCATGACGGGTAAGGGCGCGGATCTGGCTATTATTGACGACCCACACTCGGAACAAGAAGCAAGATTAGCAGCCACAAATCCGGAAGTGTTTGATAGCGTTTTTGAGTGGTACACCTCTGGCCCTAGACAGCGACTCCAGCCTAACGGGGCTATCATAATTGTTATGACACGATGGTCCAAAAAGGACCTTGTTGGCAAAGTACTGCAAAGTATGATTGATCGGGACGGCGAGAAGTGGGAAGTCATTGAGTTTCCAGCGATACTGCCCTCCGGACAACCTTTGTGGCCTGAATTCTGGAGTTTAGACCTTTTAACGGCGCTTAAGGACGAACTACCTGTCGCTAAGTGGAACGCGCAGTACCAACAAAACCCGACATCCGAAGAGGGCGCTATCATTCGGCGGGAGTGGTGGATGCCTTGGGAGAAAGCAGACCCTCCACACTGCGAATACATCATAATGACGCTCGACGCCGCTGCTGAAACGAACAACAGATCTGACTATACGGCGCTTTTGACTTGGGGTGTTTTTAGTGATGACGAATTGACTGGCGGAAACAGCCATATTATCCTGTTAAATGCGATCAATGTACGTGTTGAGTTCCATGAGCTTAAGGCGTTAGCCATGAGGGAGTGGGAAGAGTGGTCACCAGACTCGTTTATTGTGGAAAAAAAGTCCTCTGGAACGCCTTTGTTTCAAGAACTACGCAGAACGGGTATACCGGTACAAGAATTCACCCCCCACAGGGGCACCGGAGACAAGATAGCCCGGCTGAATGCAGTCTCAGATATTGTAAGGTCGGGAATGGTTTGGTATCCATCCGGCAAAAGATGGGCCGATGAGGTGATCGAACAGGTTGCCGCATTTCCCAACGCAGGTAATGACGATATGGTTGACTGCACGAGTATGGCGCTGGCAAGGTTCAGAAATGGCGGGTTTATACGGTTAAATACCGATGAATTAGACGAAATCACGTACCCGAGAAAAGCGGCGTACTATTAACTTAAGGATATGTCATGGCTATTGAAAAAGGTTTGTACGCAGCCCCGCAAGGGATGGAAAATATGTTGGGCGAGGATATTCCTGAGTTGGAGATCGAGATTATTGATCCCGAGATGGTAACGCTAGATGATGGGTCAGTTGAGATCACAATCATTCCGGGCGATGAGACAGAGGATGAGGATTTCGATGCTAACTTGGCGGAAAGTTTGGATAATGGGGTGCTTGCGGAGTTGTCGGGGGATTTGATCCTTGCCTATGATAACGACATCGCTTCACGCAAAGACTGGGAAGAAACCTAT